AGGTAGAGATGGAGTCACTGGGTTGACTGGACCTCAAGGTAGAGACGGCGTTACAGGCCTCACTGGACCTCAAGGTAGAGACGGTGCGACAGGCCTCACTGGTCCTCAAGGCAGAGACGGAGTCACAGGCCTCACTGGACCTCAAGGAAGAGACGGAGTCACAGGCCTCACTGGACCTCAAGGAAGAGACGGCGTAACAGGCCTCACTGGACCCCAAGGTAGAGACGGCGTAACTGGGTTGACTGGACCTCAAGGTAGAAATGGAGTCACAGGTCTGACTGGCCCTCAGGGTAGAGACGGTGTTACAGGTCTCACTGGACCAAGAGGCCTACAGGGTGTCACTGGCTTCACTGGACCTCAAGGAAGAGATGGTGTAACTGGTCTCACAGGACCAAGAGGCCTACAAGGTATCACTGGCCCACAGGGGGTTGATGGAGCTACCGGACTCACAGGTCCACAAGGCCCACAAGGTGATGTTGGCCCTCAAGGACCACAAGGAGCCTTGGGAACGACTGTTGATTTTTGGAGATCTAACATAGGAGGATCATCACTTCCAAATGGAACTGGAGATATGACCAAGTCTATTTGGCATCAAGAAGAAATTGCGGTTGGTGTATCAACAACTTCTTCTTCAAATGCAGTATTAATAGGTAGAGGAGGTGGAGGACGGTCTACTAATACACGTGTTGGAGTAATAGCGCTAAATGCAAATACAACAGGTGCAAACATAACCGCAATTGGTTATAAAGCATTATCAACAGGAACATTGGCTGATAATTGTACTGCTGTTGGATCACTTTCTCAGATTATATCTCAAGGCAATAATAACACGTCTGTGGGTGCTTCATCATTAGGAACAAATACAAGTGGAGTTAACAACACGGCCATCGGAAATTCAGCATTGGCTGCCAATACAACCGGAGGAGATAATGTTTCTGTAGGACATTTTGCACTACAAACAAATTTATCTGGAACGCAAAATGTTGCTGTTGGCGCTCAAGCTTTGAAAAAAAATAGTTCAGGATTTTACAATACAGCGGTTGGATATAATGCAGCTCAAAATTTAATAGTTGGAGACTGGAATGTAGCTGTAGGTTATCATGCATTGAATGGACTTACTGGAGGAACAAGCAATGTTGCAATTGGCAGACTAGCATTAGCTGCCAATCAAACAGATAGCAATATTGCTATGGGAGATAGTGCATTAAAAAGTGTGTTAACAGGAACAGCTAACATTGGTATAGGATGGTTTGCTGGTAGCAATGTAGTATCTGGTTCTAGAAACGTTCTTATAGGATATCAAGTTGCTTTGACTTCTGAAGCTGATGATATAATTGCTATTGGTACATCCGCTCTACAAAATGCAGGCGTAGGTTCAAGTCAGAATATAGCTATCGGAACCAATGCATTATTAAACAATGGTTCGTCTTCTAACAATTTGGGCATTGGAATAAATACCTTACAATTTAATACAGTATCTAATAATTTAGCTATCGGTTCAAATGCACTTGATGCTAATGTCTCGGGAACTCCTAATTTGGCTATCGGAAGAAATGCTTTGGGGGCAAACGTAACAGGAAGCAGCAATTTAGCTATCGGATTAAGCTCTCTATTATTCAACACTGTATCTAACAATTTAGCTATTGGTGCAAATGCTCTCGATGCTAATACGTCAGGAACACCAAATCTAGCCATAGGTACAGACGCATTAGGAGCAAATGTATCAGGAAACAACAATTTAGCCATCGGATTAAACGCCCTTCTTGTCAACACTGCATCTAGCAATTTAGCCATTGGACCGAATTCTCTTGACGCTAATACGTCAGGAACACCAAATCTAGCGATTGGTTCTAATGCTCTTGGCGCAAACATATCTGGTGCCAACAATTTAGCCATTGGAAACAATGCTCTTTTGCTTAATACAGCATCAGATAATTTAGCTATTGGACCAAATGCTCTCGATTCAAATACAACAGGAACACCAAATCTGGCGATTGGTTCTAATGCATTGGCTGCTGGAATAACAGGATCTAATAATTTAGCTATCGGCTTAAACGCTCTCCTAGTCAACACTGTTTCCGATAATTTAGCCATTGGTGCAAATTCCCTTGATGCAAATACAACAGGAACACCAAATCTAGCCATTGGTACAAATGCATTGGGATCTAACGTATCAGGCAATTTTAACTTGGCGATTGGTTCAGGAGCACTTGCTTCAAATACTTCGACCAATAATTTTGCCATCGGATATAATGCATTAGCTGCTAATACTTCTGGTATATTGAATTTGGCATTAGGAACGAATACACTTCCAGCCAACGTTTCAGGAGGTTCTAATACAGCGATTGGCCCAGGAGCAATGCAATCCTTTGTTTCTGGCAATAACAATATAGCAGTTGGCGTTTTAGCTCTCAGCTCAGGTACTACTGGAAATGACAATGTTGCCATAGGAGTAACCTCACTTAGAGTAAATACCACATCAAATAATATTGCAATTGGTTCTAGTGCCTTAGACGCTAATACAACAGGAACGCCGAATATCGCTATTGGAACAGATGCATTAGGAGCAAACATAACCGGAAACAATAATATTGCTATTGGACAAAATGCCCTCTTACTCAATACTGCATCTAACAATTTGGCAATTGGTTTCGGAGCTCTTGATGCCAATACAACGGGTACTAATAATTTGGCTATCGGTTTCAATTCCCTTTCTTTCGGAACTACTGGAAACAACAATTTAGCTATCGGACCAAATGCACTTTCCACAAATAACTCTGATAACAATTTAGCAATCGGCGCAAATGCGTTAGATATAAATACGACTGGAACTGCCAATTTAGCGATTGGTTCAAATGCAATGGGTCAAGGCATCACTGGATCTAATAATTTGGCGATTGGTCTTAATGCTATGGCTGTAAACACAGCCAATGACAATTTAGCTATAGGACCAAACTGTTTCGATGAAAATACTTCAGGAACAGTCAATTTAGCGATTGGTTCAAACGCGTTGGGTGGAAATAATACAGGATCTAATAATTTAGCCATAGGTCTTAATGCTTTACTCCTTAGCAAGGCATCTAACAATTTGGCTATTGGTCCAAACGCAATGGACGCAGGAACAACAGGAACATTTAATTCTGCTGTTGGTATAGATGCACTTGGAGCAAATACCATTGGATCTCGTAATACTGCTGAAGGTTACCAATCACTTTTTGCAAATGTAACCGGAAATGATAATACAGCGTATGGATACCAGACCATCTTTAATGGTACAACCGGATCACGTAATACTGCAATTGGCGCAAATGCTGGTCCATTCAATGGATTTGGTGTCGGAGTTTCAGGTGTAACAGGTCCATCTGGTACTACTGGGCCCAATTTTACAAATTCAACATCTATAGGTTATAACGCAAAAGCACTTGATAATAATTGGATTCAATTGGGTGATGGTAATGTAACGAGGATAGTTACAAACGGCGCTGTATTCTCAAGAGGTGCACAACTGACATCTGATTCACGGTCAAAATCGAATATCAGAAATTTGCCTACCGACATGGGAGACTCTATGTGTCAAATTGTTCCAAGACACTATGTGGATGTCTTTACAGGCATAACGTCTATTGGTATTGTGGCACAAGAAATACCATCAGATATTAAGCCATTTGTTTCCACTACCATTCCAAAAGTTCCAGATTATACGTCATCACAGACAAAGTTTGCAGCCAATTTTACGTCCCTTGGTTATGGCTCTCCGCCTACAGATCTAAATTCGTCGGTTGCATGGGCTGAAAACGCAACAAGAATACTAAGAGTTGTTGCTGATCTAACTGCAAGAAATACTGGAGGTCAATTCACATCACAAATTGCAGCGTTAACAGCCTCTTCCGAGTACACATTGGCTGTGCAAGTCAATAATTTGGATTGGGATTATATTTATTTTACCAACTTTGAAACTGTAGATTATTCTCGTGTTGGTGTAATTTCAGCATTACGCACTGCAACAAAACTTTCAGATCATACTATGAATACATTTGGCCACGGAGTCACAGGTGATATCGTCGGAACTACAGATACTCAAACTTTGTCCAACAAGACGTTGACACATTTTATTGGCGGCATACAGACTATAAATGCGTCCGGTGTAACATCTGTATTAACAAATACTAGCTCTTATATTCAAAATGTTATAGGTACAACAGGCCAGGGAATTTCTCTTCCATCAGGAATCACTGGACAGCAGTTTAACATATTGAATAATGCTGGCTCTGACGTTATTGTAAGATCTGGATCAACTGATTTAGTTACTGTACCCACAGGCCAATATTGTAAAGCTACATTTTTAGGCTCTGGATGGAATGCTGTAACTACGTCTCCATTTGGTGATAATAGGGTATTTGCTTCAAGTAATGCTTTATCAACGTTTACAGGTTCGACTGTGATACAAACAAAACTAACATTGACAACACCTTCTATACCTGCAGGAGTATATAGAATAGGTTGGTCATTTGTATGGGGTTACAATTCCGTATCAACAACCAATAAATTTATTGGAAGAGTAAGTAGAGGTGCAACAATTATTTGGGATATAGCTGGAACAGTCAGTAGTACAACAGAATTTCAATCTCCAGCAGGATTTCTTCATGAAACATTGGCTGCAGGAACATATTCATATACGATTACATACGGAACAAGTATATCAACAGCAACAGCATCTATAAAATATGCTCGTCTTGAATTTTACAGAGTAGGTTGATTTTTGGTTGTGTCTATACGCCAAAAAATCAATATACAACAAAAAAAAGACATAAACAGAAAATAAATATAAATGAATTTTGGGGAAACGAAAATAGGAAATATTATTAGAAAAATAGATTTGGTAAACAACGAGTTGACGATTACACACATTCCTCTAGATGGAAAGGTCGATATTAAACAAATTGAAAAACAAAAACAATTGGACGAAAAGGAATTTGAAAAATTTGTTAAAAATTGGAAAGAAGGGGATCTGAGAAATTATTGTTAAAAATTTTCTTTGTAAAAAGAAAAACTATAATAAATGGCAAATTATAACATGCTCGATGAAACAAATTTTACACCCGAAGACCAATACCAACAATTACTCGTTGATGAATTCTTTACATCCAAATCTAAAAAAAGAATCACAGAAATGGCCATTTACCTCTACAAGAAAAGATACGGTAAAACTCCTTTCGTCGCTGACTGGATGATTAATTGGGCCATGTCCGACACCATAGATAAAGGTCGTTGGAAACAATCTACTGAAATCAAAAATCTCCAGATCTGTTCCGCCGAAAGAATGGTCGAAAGAATGGTCGAAATGGATTACAATGTCAATAGAAATTGGTTTGATGAACAAGAACAACTCCAACAACAAGAAACTCCAGCCGTTTGCGGAAGTCACTTTAAAGATACGATCAAATATCGTTCTCCAAATATTTTGTGATGTTGTTTTTTATATGGATGTGTGAACGTAAATCCCTATAACCTCAGAGACACAAAAATAAACACAAAATTGAACATAAAACAAAAAGATTCTATTTATATAAATGGAAGAATTTGCAAAGGCATGCGAATCTGGAAATGTTGAAAAAGTAAGAGAATTGCTTTCTAACCCAAGTGTCTATCCAAATGTGGATGACAATAGTCCTATTCGTTGGGCATCTTTTGACGGGTTTGTTGAATTGGTGAGATTACTTTTAACCGATCCAAGAGTGAATCCGGCAGACTATAATAATGGAGCAATATACTGGGCAACTTTAAACGGCCACTCCAAAGTCGTTGAACTTTTATTGTCAGACGACAGAGTAAACCCCGCGGATCGTGATAATGCCGCTATTCGTATCTCTTCTGAATGCGGTCACGATCAAGTAGTGGGAATGTTGTTGAAAAAAGTAGACCCAACCTCAATGAATAACTATGCCGTTAAAAAGGCTGCTCAAAACGGCCATGTGCAAATAGTCAAACTCTTACTCCAAGACCCAAGGGTTGATGCATCGGGTGCAAAATCTTCTAATCAAGAGATTCAGGAAATGTTGGCTCAATGGAATTATTTTCCTAGAGGTTAGTTTATGGTATTATTCGTTTAACCTAAAACAATATATAGATGATATACATACCTGCTTCACAAGTTTCGGCGTTTGCTGGGAGACATGAGTTAGAATGTATTTCAGGAGATTATTCAAGCGAAGAGAGATGTTTATATGGGATAACTATGGAACCTAAAGTTGTTAGAGCGGTAGAGAAATTTTATAACAAAAGATTGATTACACAAGTTGGCGTAAGACGATTTTTTGTTGTAGGAGAGAAAAATACGGGATATGAGACATGCCCTCTAAAAGAAAACGTATATTGCATTTCTGGTTTCATGGATGCCATTATTTGGAATAAATGCATCTTTGAAATTAAATCAAGATGCTACAAATTTATGAAACCACAATATGATTTAGATCAATTAATAACTTATATGATCCTCTTTACTTTTCCATTACCGGGAAAACTTGTCCAATACTTTGATGGAACAGTCAAAATTAGTAAAGAAATACCATATGGTGAAGCAGAGGAAATATGGATAAATGAAATAAAACCAAAGTTGGATGAGAGGATTTTAGGTTTGTCTTGATTTCATAAATCAAAATCTCGTAAATCAAAATCTCGTAATTAAAACTCACAAATCAAAATCTCGTAAATCAAAAAGCAAAATTGATTCTCACTTCGCTCGTCTCGATTATGGCTACATTCGCTTTGCTCATGTAGCTCACTAAATTGATTTTTTTTCAGAAAAAAATGGACATAGATAATAAATGAATTTTTATGATAAATTATTTTTTGGCGATTCGGGATGTATTTTAAAGTGGTTGAAAGCTCAGAATCGACATCCACAAAACAAAACATTTGACGATTACGTCGATCTTTGTTTCGAATTAGTCAATGAAAAAGATACAAAAAAGAAAAAATGCTTCAAAGAAAAACTCGGAAAACAACTCGACACAACTTTACCTGTATTGATAAACGGATCATTTAACAAAATCGACTTTAAAAATGTAAGAACAATTACACCTATAATCTTTAGACAAACTATTCTAGATTCGTACTTTAAAACCACTGGAAAAACAAATATATCCGATGATGTCGTCGATTATTTGATACAATTTGGTCTAAAAGCATTCAATGCAGTCATCGATGATGAACTAATTTTTGACAAAGACACACAAATGTATAAATATTCAGAGCAAGCAAGAAAAGCAATGCCAGATTTTCCACCAGTTGACGATAAAGGAACGTGTTCTGTCGTTTCATGGTTGATAGCCGAAATCATCCTAGCGGCTGATTCTGCTCTAACCAAATACGATTTTGAAAACGTAAAAATGACTGAAAAACATATCGCTCTTGGTCTTAATAATGATCAAGAGTTGAAGGATGTTGTAGAGAGAATTGGTTAAAAAAATGAAATTAAACCATAAAAACCTATTCACTTTCATCTAAAATGAATAACGGAATCATGAAACACACTATTCGCCACACGATTATCCCCTACGATGATGCCGAAGCTCTGAAACAATGGTTGCGTCATCTTTCTGGACCTGATCAGTACAGTTTGTTTGATACAATGTTTAAATACGACTCGGTAAATTGTTTCAGACTATTGAAAACGAAATTTTACAACATAGATAAAATTATAAAGTATGCTCCTCCAGAAATTTGTTTGGAGCTTTACGAGGACAGAAAACTTTTTCACTATTTGATGTTGAATCAAATGCATAATAAAGAACTTGGAGAATATTTTTGCAAAGCTTTCTATCAAAAACCATATTTCACAGATTCTCTAAATTTTTATTTGTACGGAAATTACCAACCTGCATTTTTTCTTTTGGATAAGTTGGAAGATGACATTGATACTCGTTATTTTGCGTTATTGTTGGGAGACTTGGATAATCTCAAACCATACAGCACAAAATATCAAACTCTATGGAAATATCTAACCGCAAAACAAAAAATGATTGTCGATCCCCAACGAAAGAAAAAAGAAGATTGGGAAGAATTGGTAAATTTTCCATGGCAAGGCTTTCTAACCATCGATTTTTTCAGTCTGTGGGAAATCTTAAAGATGGCATATCCAACAAACGTTCACCTTCATTCAAGAAAAAAGACTGATGGGCCTGATTGCGTTTCAGATTTTCTCTGTACTTATAGAGATTTTTACGAATTGAAAAAATTTCCATGGGAGTGTTTCACAAAAATTGACGATTACTCTCTGTTTGAAATCATGAAAATGTCACTTCCATCAAATCATTGTCTGTTTTCGAAAACAGGATGTGCAATGGTTGGATTCTTTAAAAATTCCCATAAATAAAAATGTATATAAAATGGTGTATCTTCTTACTCGAATTTCTACTTGCTATTGCATAGATGACACGCACTCCCACATTGCTGCCTATAACGATCTAGATAAACTTTGTCGATATTTATCTCGAGTAATTTCAACGGATAAAACAAATATAGATATCGAATCTATTGTGGATTCCATGTTTGATGGAAACCCTATTGTCGTTAAAACGCCAACTGTCAAGTTTCAGATTACAAAAATAGAGGTTGTTACATGATTCTCGCTTCACTCGTCTCGATTATGACTACATTCGCTTTGCTCATGTAGCTCAAAAAATTGATTTATTTTTAAAGAAAATAAATCATAATATCAAAAATGAGCGTTTTTTTCCCAATTATTAAATATGGAAGCACTGAATCAGTGAAACAACTTTTGGATAACAAAACAATTGATTGCTGGTTGTGCTTCAAACTTGCAGCTGCGAGTGAAAGAAAAGATATAGTTAATTTGATTTTGACTTATCCATCTGTCGATCATAATTTCATTAGATGTGCTATCGATTTTGTGAAATATTATAAGATTAAAGGAATTGTGAAGCTTCTGAAATAGGATTCCAGAGCGTAAAAAACCAAAAATTGAAAAATATTCATAAATTCTAATAAAAATTAGAATGTACAAAATTAATGGAGTTCAAATTTCTATTTGGCCAGCTGCCGACATTGAACGGCAAGCATTTGATCTTACGGAAGGAGGTGTGAGGCCAAGTCTGACACTTTTTTCAGATGTGCGTTTTGGAACTGTTGATTCGCGGTCGATGTGTTTTGATTGTCGTTTGCCTGCACATGAGTGCTCTGGACATTGGGGTATGATTCGGCTTGGTTGTGCAGTTCCGAATCCTTTTTTTGTAAAGGAGATCAAAAAGGTGTTGCAATGTTTTTGTTTGAAATGTTCGACTATTTTGTATACTTGTGACAGATTTGAGTTGAACAACATGCATCAACTTTATGGCGATGAGCGTATTGATACTATTTGCAATATCTTAAAGGAGTCAAAGGGAGCGAGTTTTTGTTCGAAATGCAACACGCCTGTGAATGAGATTGTTATTAAGAATGACAAGGATTTTTATGTTAGATATGACGATTCTCTCAACCGAAAAGGAAAGAAAAAGGAGTTGCAGTTAAACTATGAGGAAATTTATAGTATGTTTAAAAATATCTCTAATGAGGATTTTACAATTTTGGGTTTCAATGAGAATCTAATTTCTGATCCAAAGTATACGGACAAATCAACTTTTACTCACGGAATGATGACGCATCGCCATCAAAATAGACCAGAAGATTTTTTCATTACAATTTTGCCTGTACTTCCTCTTTGCATTAGATCATGTGGCTCTCAAGGAAAGGAAATTCGACACGATGGAGCGACAATCCTATATCAACTTATCCTAAAAGCAACCAAGAGTCTAAAGGAAGCGAAATCTGACAAGGATGCCGAAAACGCTAAAGAAACTATTCAAAAGTGGATTTATGCTCTTTTTAAACAAAAGAATGATGATGGCAATGGAAAAAAGTCTTATAATTCGATGCTTAATCGTTTGTCTGGAAAAAAGGGTCATTTTCGAGCTTCAGTAGAGGCAAAGAGAGCGGATTTTGGTGGTCGTACGGTAGTTGGTAACGCTCCTTATCTACCGTTTGGTACTGTAGAGATTCCTCAAGAAATGGCAAAAATTAGTCAAATCGAGCATGTTTTTTCTGCAAATTTGAACTATTGGAACACTGTCCTTCAAAAGGATAAGAAACTGTATGAAATTGCATCTAAAAACTTTAAAAACATGCAAGGAGGTAGAACTATTTACTTGACTGTCAAACCTTTTATTTCGTATGAGCCAGTTATCCAATATGTTGTTAGAAACGGAAAAAAGACGAGTTTCAAGTTTATTCAAGCTATTCAAATTGGTGATATTATTCATCGAAAACTTCGTACTGGAGACATGTGTATTATTAATCGTCAACCAACGATTCGTAAAGAAAACTTGAATGGACACAAAATTAGTATCTGTCCAAATCCTGATAAAAGAACAATTTGTATTCCGTTGCCAAACTGTCAGGGCTATAATATGGATTAACCTAAAAATTGAATGCCTATATTTATTCTTGATAAAAACCTAAAAAGCATTCAATATCAACCGGTCCATAACAGGCGGCTGCTTCTATGGTTGAATCACATACCATAGAGGGGAAACAGTGTAAGTGATTCTTTAATATAACCGTCTAGTCTCCATTGGAGGCGAAGCGTTTCAATTGCGGGAACCCCCTTAGAGCCAACACTACTTCTTATATTGCGGAAACGTACTATAATATCCGGGGTAATGACCTAGGACATAGTAAAAACGTGTTGGATTGGGCAATCCGCATCTGATTTCTAAAGTTTTTTTTTGAATTTGGTAAATATCAAATTCAAAAACCATGAAGTTAGTTCAACGACTAAAGAGAACGCTGGTGAGATTTTTCTTGCCCAAGGTATAGTCTTTGCCTCTAGGAAACTAGAGGATCTCCCAAGTTTGACGGAGATGAGGGTAACATTCACGTTCCACAAGGTCCATTATGTCAAGCAGAGATGTCTATTCAGATGAATATTGAGGAAAAGATCATGTCAGATCAGACGAGTACGAATATTATTAATCTTATACAGGGTGTTGTTTACGGACTTTATCTTATGACTCATAATTTGTATAAGGTTCCATTTCATTTGTTTTGTGATTATGCGTTTATAGTTTCGGCCGAATCTCGTTGGAAGAATGTATTGGAAAAAGCAAAGAAGGCGTTTCCGGGAATGTCTAAATTTTCTATTCCTGGCAAGGTAATTTTTTCACTTTTGCTTCCAGATTTTTATTCGAGAAATTTGTACGTCAAATGGGAGGACGGAAAACTAAAAGAAGGCGTCATCATCGAAAATGGCATCTTGACAAAAGGACAACTGTCTAAAAAGACGATGAACAAAATCATCGAGGATCTATACATCGAATTTAGTCATAAACACGCAATTGACTATATCAACAATGCAAACTTTTTGTGCAATAAATTTAATATGCTTCATGGTTTCACATTTTCACTGACAGACTGTCTAAACAAAAAGGGAGACGATATCAAAAAGACTATCAGAGACACATATAGTCAGGTCGCCTATATTGAATCTATGCCACTAGCTGTAGCCGAAAAAGAGACTTTGATTCGAGAAGCCTTGGATAAAGCAACACAAATTGGTCAACTTATTTCAAAGGATGGCATGGTTGGCGGAGAATTCAACGCCATGGCAGTCGCTACACGTTCAGAAGCAAAGGGCAGTTTCGTCAACTTGTCATACATTTCATGTTTCCTTGGTCTTCAAACAGTAATGGGAAAACGTTATGCTGCAGAGTTGTGTGATGGAACTAGAATTTTGCCTTGTTTCAAGTTTGGAGATAACTCGCCGAGAGCTAGAGGTTTTGTAGAGAACAATTTTTATGTAGGTCTTGATCCTGTTGAATTATTTTTCCATGCTTGGTCATCGCGCAAGGGTTTGGTGGACACGGCTGTAACGACGAAAACGTCTGGTTATACACACAGAAAATTTGGCAAAAAAATGGAAAATACGAAAATTGATACGTTTGGTTGCATCAAAGACTGTGATGGCTCTATTATCGATTTTTGTTACGGAGAATTTGGTTTTGATCCAGTAGAGGTTTATTGGACAAACGGTCTCGCTTTTTTCACTAATCTAGCTGAACTTGTAGATAGAATCAACGCAGAATTTATTTCAAACGGGAATTCTAAAGAAACTCCAAAACTCGTTTTTACGGATAAGCAATTTGATTTGCTCGAAGAACAGCTCTTGATCCCTGCCATCGTTACTGAACCTGCACAAGCAGTCAAAAAGCGAATTATGCATGTGATCAAAGGGATCATGAAGAAAACGCCTCTGTACTTGGATAAATGGTGTGTTTTGCAATTTTTTGAGAGATGTCGATCATCTTTCAATAGATCAAGATGTCAGCCAGGTAATATGGTAGGTTTCAAGGCAACATGCGCCATCGGTTCAGTTTCGACACAGGATGCCTTGAATGCATTTCACTCTTCAGGCACGTCTTCCAAGGCGACGACTACTGGCCTTCCGCGTTTGGAGGAATTGACGAATCTGACGACGTCTCCAAAGGTAACTGGTGGATCATTTCGTTATGACGATCCAGTTTTGAATAACAAAACGGGTGATCCATTGACTCTCAAAAAATTAAAGATGAAACGTATTGAGGAACTGAGAAATATTTTTGAGTTTCGTACATTTGGTGATTTCATTCAATATGAGATTTTAAAGACGTCTAAAAATTGTGTTACCAATGAGTGGGATGATATTTTGGAGATTCATCAAGTTTTTGAGGAGCCAGAGTGGTTTGACTTGTGGTTTGAAATTATGGGTATTGACAAGCCGGAATTTGATGATGGATTTATTGTAAAATGTATGGTCAATAAGGACATGCAATATTTGTATAAGATGACCTTGCATGACATTGCCGCTAAACTTCCAGAGGGAATGATGGTTATTCCTTCTCCGCCTTCTCTTGGTATCTTGTATATTTTTCCTATGTATGATGGTATTGATTTGCCTAAAACTATCGATGAAAAGGAGGCGAGCTGGAAGTATTATTGGACGCGCGATATATTTATGCCGCAAATTTTGTCTACTCAAATGTGCGGAATTTACAATATCCAGAAAATTTTTTATTCTCATGAAAATGTTATCGATTACCAAGGTCATAATTTCAAAGAGATTATCAGAGTTCCAAATGTGATTTATGAATCAGTTTGTACAGATTATATTTGGGAAGTAGTTGAAAATTTGGGAATCCACGCTTCCTATATTTTTCTCTATGAGGAAATGTCTAAATGCCTTTCTAAACAACTGAATCCATCTCATATTATGTTGTTGGCTCGTACGATGACCAATGAAGGAGAGCTGACAAACGTAACTCGATATGGTATTAACAAAAAAGTTGGTGTTTTGACAAAGGCTTCATTTGAAACGCCAGTCGACAATTTTGTAGAAGCTGCTGTTTGGGGAACGAATGACGGTACCAATTCGTTGGCTAGCAGTTATTTCCTCGGCGTTCATGGAACTTATGGAACATGTCATGATAGTTTTCAATTGATAAAGACGTAGATGGTTATGTATTTCTAAACTATCATGATGTAAAAACAAAAAATATCATGACGTAAAAACAAAAAAATGAATTTCTTTTTAAACAAAAAGAAAAATATCAAAATGGATTTTGCTAATCTTTGTGAATTTCTAACAAACTTGAATCCAGAGGAAATTGAGACTGCTATTGAATGCATTTCAAAACTTGTTCCGCGGTACGAAAGAGAATATCAGGAAATTGTAAATGAATTTGAGAAGAAAAAACACAATTTGAATGAGAGTTTTCAACGGTATACAAATGTTATTAAATCTGTCTATGAGTTTAAAAACAAACGACCATTGGCTGGAACTAATTTCAATGATTTTGTCCAAGCCATGAAAGATAAGAAACGTATTGTTGTTATTACTTATGGTGATACACCTGAAGTTTATATTTTGAATGATCCAAACTTTAAATATGGACCTCCGGATAATTATAGTTCTGGAATGAAAGGATTTAGATTGGAGGAAAACACTATCAAGTGGTGGGAACATAGTCCAGGATATTGTCAAGAAATTTATCGTTTTGCTTATGTTGGTGACACATTTACCGCTCGTTTTTGTCGTAAAGACTTGCCAGCCAGCTGGTATATATCTGATGATACCGATATCGCTAAATATGCTTTTCCTATTATGAAAATCGAATACCCAAGTGGTTGATTATGTCTTGATATTCGACTAGATCTGGTTACGTAAATTGAAATTTCTTTTAAATAAAAAGAAAAAATACCAAAAAATGGACGTATTTTATGACTGGAAATGTTGAAGACATGAAATTCTAGAGTAAATCCAGCAGCCGATGACAATGTGTATCGTTTTTTTATTGATCTCAGTTTCACACGACAACTGTGTGGTGAGTGTCCAAGTGTTGCGAAAAAATACACCCTCAACTGCATCGAAAAAATCAAAGAGGCAATGCTCTTGTCAAAATTCAAAGGGACAGACTTGGAGAAGGAGCTCAATTGGTACACCAACTATTGCAAAAACCTATAGAGAAAAAATAAAAAAAGAAAAAATATAAAATCAAACCTTTTGATTTATCCTTGTCTATATAAAAATGATTTTAAAATGCAAAATACGTATGGTTTTCACCAAATATCGAAACATGAACGCTATCTTTGAACAAATAAAGAAACTCGACACCTACAGTCTGCTACAAATGAACATCATGGTGCAAGAACTTATCCTCTCTCGTCATGAAGCCACTCTCAATATGACGCTTGACGAGTACCAAGAGTTCCCAGAGACGGAAGAGGAACTCGATTTGATTAGTAACCCAAAGTCCATTCTTGATATGACGCTTGAGGAGTACCAAGAGTTGAAAGGGATCCCAGAGATGGAAGAGGAATCCGACTCTGCTCCCTTTACCGGCACGAAACAAGAGCTGGACAATGAACTCGACCAGCTCAGAATTATACGACATGTATTGCAGAAAGAGGCAAAGTATTGTGAGTTACGGTTTCAGAATGCATGTCGAAAAGGAGATCTTAAAACAATAAATAGTCTTCTAGATAATGGAATGAATCCATCTGCAGATGATGGTTGGGCTATTTGTTGGGCCTCTGCTTATGGGCATGTTGATCTCGTCCATAGACTTTTGGCTGACAAACGTGTGGATCCGGCGTGTAGATATAATGGACCTATTAGATTTGCTAGCGCGAGTGGTCAGCATTAAATTGTGAAGATGCTTTTAGATACACAAAAAGTAGACCCTTCCGTTAACGATAATAAAGCGATTAAAGATGCTGCAGATAGAGGTTATATTGAAGTTATGAAACTTCTCTTGGCAGACAAACGAGTTGATCCTGCAATCGACGATAATCTTATTCTCAAATGGGCTGTAGAAGATCGTGAAGTTGAAGTAGTGCGTCTCCTACTCCAGGATCACAGAGTGGATGCGTCTGGTATCGAATCTATGCACCCTGAAATAAAGGAAATGTTGGCTCAATGGAAATATCATCCAAGGGTGTAGTAGAGAAAACAAACAAAAAATTGAATTAAAAATACAAAAACCTTTTGGTTTACACCCAAAAACCAAATGACTGAACAAAAACACTATCAATTCTGGCGTGTCGAGTTTCATAGTCTCAACTCAACCCTCTATTACTGGGGAGAGAGCGAATGCCTTGAAGACGTAATTAACGATATTGAGGGTGATGTCCGCACTGAACACGAGTGTACGACAACACACGACAGCTTTTATCACGTCACATTCAAAAATCAAATGTATGCAAAAATCTTTCCTCTTAAGAAAGGTGAACGATGATTCTTTGATAGTTAAGAAAAAATTTAATATCCCAAACCGCGTCGCTGATACCAAATTGTTACGTGTGGTGCAGTTTCATTATCAGCGCTAGAAGTATAATAATATGTGGCTAGAGAAAATCGGGAACGTTCGGGAGGACAGATTAATTTTTCTGGATGTCCATGTAAAGCATTATCAGTGATTGTGAAAACAACTAACCGATTAAATATCGGCGATATTTTCTTTACACAATCAGACATATCACTCTTCCATAATTCCAAATCTCCATTGAAATACCAATTTTTATTCAAATATAAAAGAGCATTGATACGTCTATAATTTTTCGTAATAGGATGAACGTTGAAATCAGCGTGTATAGATAACTTTCCCTCATTTCTTACTCTATGAAGACCACCTCCATAATTTTGTGGATCAGTAATCAATCCCTTAATTCCTGTAAGATTTTCCAGCATCTGCACTATTTTTGGTGAATTCATTTCAATCATAATTTTTTGCAACGTCGGGGCATATCCTTCCAAATATTCCGGTAAAGATAGACACATTTTTTTACGTTGTACTTCACATTCATTAGAAGACGTATTCAAATTCCCATACCATACATGTTCTGGTAAATTTTCTAGTTCATTTACAGCCTTTGATAATTCCTCTTCGTCCCAGAAATTATCAATGATACAATGTGGGAATGGTTCGGCCTTGAGGTAGTGTTCCATTTACACATTAAGTATTATTTAATATAAAATGAAGGATTGCAATTTAATTGTTGTTTTTAATTATTCTGCATGTTGTATAAATAAACAGTATTTAGAGGAATTATATAGTCCATATTTTAACAAAGTTATTTTTTATTCTGATTTGCCTGCAACAAATGACACAGACATTAATTTTATAGATATAAATCGAGGTTATAATACATTGGCAATTTTTAATCATTATCATGCTACATATAAAGAAAAGAGAGGATTGTTTTATACGATGGATGATAATATTATTAATTTGAATATCTTACATCAATACACCACCGACAAAATCATATATCCGTACCATAAATTATCTGATTTTCATACACACAACGAAGAATGGTGGAACACAATATATGGAAAACAGACAGTTTTAAATCTCATTAATGATCCAGACTGGGAAAAATTCGGCATAACCCAATTTAGCGGAGGAGATGGATACGTAGGTTTTAGTGATTTTTTCTATATTCCTCCAAAATATTTGACTGAAACGTTATTTGAATTATTTGGGATATTTTCAAAGCATAAAGTCTTTTTAGAAATTGCAATGCCCACAATTATCAACAATATAGAAAAAGAACCTAATAATTATCATACATTTAGTTACTATAATGCTTGGCCAAACAGAAATTTTTATTTAGACAAAGCCAACATATACTCGTCTATAAATAAGGACTTTCATTTATTCCTACATCCAATAAAGTTTAATCAAAATCAAATAGCAAAGGAATGGCTAACTGATATTTTATGTAAACAAAAATGTGTCATAATAACAACCATAAATGAGCCAACAGAAGCCGTGTTAAAACACATAAGTAATAAAGATTATGATGTCATTATTGTCGGGGATATTAAAACACCATCAACATATAAAACTCTAGATGGTATCTTTCTTGATATTGATGCTCAACGTAAATTATTTCCCACAATTTGCGAGTTAATACCATATAATCATTATTCTAGAAAGAATTTGGGTTATTTGTTTGCAATCAATAAGGGATACAAGATTATATACGAAACAGATGATGATAACATTCCATTTGACAATTTTGATAATATTTTAAGCTCATCTGGTGTGCAAATGTTAAAAGACTCTAATAAATTTATAAATATCTTTAAATATTTTACGAATGATTGTCATATTTGGCCTAGAGGTTACCCACTAAGTCAGATTAAAACTGAAACGAATTTTATAGAGTCTGTAACAAATGTAAAACCTTCAATAATAACTGGGCTAGTAGAAAACGATCCAGATGTGGATGCAATTTTCCGTTTAACTAATAAAGCTGAAGTAATATGGGATAAAGGTAAAAAGGTCATTGTTTCTAATGAAAATATTTGTCTATTCAATACTCAAAATACATTTTGGGTTGATTCTGAAATATTTAAATATATGTTGATACCTTCAACTGTATCGTTTAGATATTGTGATATATTGAGAGGTATTATATGTAATTTGTTAATGAAAGACAAGTACATCATGTATACTTCTCCAAACGTAGTTCAGAACAGAAATTTTCATAATCTAATTTCGGATTTTAAGAGTGAATATGAAATGTATATTCATAACGAAACAATTTCTGAAACTAGAGGAAATTCATTGAAACAAATTTACATGTTTTTGATAGAAAAAGGTGTTATGAAATACAATGATTTCGTTATACTTGATCAATGGCTTAAAATTTTAAACGAGCATGTCCTATGAATAAAGGATTGTCTACTTGATCTACAAAAAATGATTTTAAAACATAAAATCAAATACAATAAAAATGCAAGAGTGCTCAATTTGTTGTGAAGCATTTTCTTCCAAGAGAACATTGATTTGTTGCATAAACTGCAATGCCGAATTTTGCAGCATCTGCGTCAAGCATTATCTATTAGAGAGCACACAGAGCGCACATTGCATGGCATGCAAGCATGAATGGAACAATAAATTTTTGCACGATAACCTCACCAAAAGTTTTATTGTAACCGATTACCGAAAATCTAGACAAAGAGTTTCATTGGAAAAACAGAAAAGTTTATTGCCTCAGACTCTCCCTTTCGTCGAACCTATAAAGAAGAAATACAAGTTAGAGCTCGAAATCAAAACACTAAAGGAATACGTCAAAGAGATGCAAAAATTGATTAGACAAGCAAAGAATAAAATTATTGGTTTGTATAATGAAATGTACGATACTGAGAATAAACTAGAAGAGGTAAAGGATGTTTACATGTTTCCTTGTCCAGATGGTGATTGTAGAGGTTTCATTAAACAACGGACATGGAAATGCGGTTTGTGTGAAATCAGAATCTGTAAATCGTGTCACGTCAAAAAAGAAGAAGGTCACAAATGCAATAAGGACAACGTTGAAACTGCGAGAATGGTCGTAAAGGATACCAAGCCGTGTCCTACTTGCAAGACGCGTATTTTCAAAATTGAGGGTTGTTTTAGTGGTGACACCAATATTCAAACGATGGCTGGAATAAAAAACATCAAGGACGTGACGACGGATGACATGGTTATAGGTGAGGATAATGAACCAAAGAAAGTGATAAAGGTGTTTGAGGGAGAGGATCGTATGTACCACATTGGTGACATTACTGTATCTCATCATCACACTCTTGTTCTTTGGAATAATGGCATAGTTGAAATTCCTGTTTTCAAATACCTTTCACTAACCAACTATGAAAAGAGCTGTTTTTATCAAGTTTTCGTTAGAGATGGAAAATACAGTTTTACGAAAATGCGTCCCCTTGTGGCATTGGGCAAGCAGCCTTTTTATGGCATAACCATTTCTGGAGAGTCTCATCGCTTTCTGTTGGATACATATCAATTGGTCAAAAACTGCAATCAGATGTTTTGTACACAGTGCCATACGGCATTTGATTGGGTTTCGGGTAAAATCGAAACGGGTATCGTTCATAATCCTCATTATTTCGAACTACAAAAGAAACTTGGAGGTGCAGTCCCAAGAAACAATAGAGACGTACCTTGTGGTGGTCTAAACGGAGCCTGGATGTATTCCATACCTCGAAATTACGTCAATAAACTATTGCCTTATTATCAGCGGGCTGGTGAGATTATTACGAAACGTGGGACTTTAGTCGAGCGAGATTTTCTTGATATTAGATTGGATTTTCTTATTGGAAAAATTGCTTGTGATAGTGACTTTAGACAAGCAATTTTTCGTAGAGAACGCCAAAACGAAAAATTAAAAGAAGAACGTCAAATCTTAGAGACATACATTTCCTTGATTATCGAGCGTTTTCGCGATCTTACTCCTGAAAACGTGAATGAAACACGAAAACAGATGGAAGAGATTAGACAGTTTTGCAACGATGCCTTTACAGAGAACTATACAGTCTTGGGATACAAATCTATCCCACAGATTAGTCTAGACGTTCCTTATATGTAGTCGTTGGATCGTAGATAGAGGCAACAAATAAGCTAAACCAGAAAAAATGATTCTCGCTTTGCTCGTCTCGATTATGTCTACATTCGCTTTGCTCATGTAGATCAAAAAAAATTAATTTTTTATTTGTAAATAAAAATATTTTTACCAA